TTGAATCTGATAGGCTTTGATCCAACACTGATCACGCCATGCAAAATAGGCAGCGTGTTCTGCGGCCCATTGTGGCACATTTGAGCCTTTATAGGTGTCGATGGTCAGCAGACTATCATATTCCCGCTGTTTAGCCACCTGGTCAAAATGGGCCGTGATGGCATCTGTTGTGATTGCCAGCATGCCCGCCGGGGTCATCACCCATTGGCAGCTTTGTTCATCCAGCGTGTAATATTCGGCAGGCTCAGGCCGGGGAGCGATGAAAGCGTCTCGTGTCTGATCGTATGTAAAACCTACCGATGCAAAATTCTTCCGGATGCTTCCGGTATAGCTTGTCTGCAAGCACTTTTGATTGCGAACTTTGGTATAATACGCTGCCCAATCGGCAACTCCATCTTGACCGGGATCTTTCCCCGAAAAGACTTCTGTGACAACATTCTGAGGCGTTAAAAGTGCGTAGTGTGCCATTAGCTGAATGAGATGTTGCCAGTGCCGCCGGTGAAGGAAATGACCTTATTCGCCCCGTTGGTTGCGTTGCTGTAAGTCAACCCGGCACCAACCGTGATATTTGTCGTATTGGCAAAGCTGATAATGACAATCCCGCTGCCGCCATTGCCGCCTGAGCCGCTTGACGATCCACCACCACCGCCGCCGCCGCCCGTGTTTACCGTGCCGTTTGATCCACTGCCAGAAACCGTGCCATTTCCACCGCCGCCCGTGCCGCCAATTCCGCCCGTTCCTGAACGGACAGAACCGCCCCCACCGCCCGCGTAGATTGTGGGCGTGCCGGTAATATTTGAACTGGTGCCGTTACCGCCATTGCCGCCCGTGTTGGTCGTACCGTTTCCACCGACTGCCGCAGAGCCGCCGCCACCGCCACCGCCGTATTGTGCGCCACCAAAGGCAGACCCACCCGCATAGCCTTGCCCGCTTGTACCATTGCCCGGCGTGCCGCTGGCCGAACCGGCTGAATTGATCGCAGCACCACCACCAGAGCCGCCAGCAAGGCCACTATTAAGCGTGTTATCACGGACGCCACCGCCGCCACCGCCAAAGGCTGTGAGGCTGCCAAGAGTTGAATTTGAGCCGGTCGCCCCTCTGGCGTTTGACGACGCACCGGAAGCACCCGCACCACCGCCGCCGATGGTCAGTGTGTGGTTGACGGTAAGACTAAAATTCGCCGTGCCTGTAAGCAATCCACCCGCACCACCACCAGCACCGTCGGGAAATCCCGCAGAGTTTCCGCCACCACCACCGCCGCCACCGGCGACGATAAGATAATCTACCGAAATGGTTGGATAATTGATCGTGCCATTCCAGTTGATGATATAGCCGGTGTCACTGGTTTTGCTGTATAGAATCCCATCTTTGGTATTGATCGCGATTTCGCCATTTGTCAGATTGCCAGCAACCGGGGCCGCCCCGGCACTTGCGTTGTTTTTCAGGATGATCGTACCGTTAAACGTGGGCATTAATAACTACCCCCGTTGAGCGTATCGCCATTAGTAAAACCAGCAGCCGGGATACTTGCCGATAGTGTGCCGTTGGATATGGTCAAGTTTGATCCTACTTTGATTGCTCCGAGCGTTGTATTCGTCGCCGTGGGGATCGTCCCGCCGATATTGGCATAAGTGAAATTGGCACTTGGCAGATAAAGCGAAAGATTGGCGGGCGTTACATAGCGTCCATCACCCCGGCCTTGCGTCAGGATCGAATCACTGCCCCAGATTGTGACATTTGAGAGAGTGGCATTATTGGCAATCATTGCCAGGCTGCCCTTATCAAGCACGCATTCAGAATAGAGCGTGCCGTTGTCGTTGCTGCTGTAAAGCCCGACTTTCTGCCCGATTTCATAAGCCTCAAGTGTGCCGTTTGCACCAGTGGGAAAGCACGCGACAAAGTATTCAAGGCCGCCATAACAGTGGATGCCGTTGCCGGTGAAATTGGCGTCACTGGTCGCGTCAAAGATCAGACCTTTGTGTTTTAATGCGGAAAATGGCATTAATTACGCCTCGTTATCGGCTCATAGCGATTGTCGCAGGTTGATCGTGTCATTAATTCATTTGGCCCCGGTGGCGAATTGTTTACCCCAAATGTCACACCAAAGAAAAGGATGCCGGTAACACCAACCTCCATAAATGAGAAAGTTGTCTGATCTTCGTAGTACAAAGTTGAACCGCTGGCCGCCGCTCCAAATATTGCTTGGCTTACCAGCGTTCCGTTTGCATGTTTGTTTGTACAAATAAGCTGCGCAGAAACAGGGCTCAGGTCGATCTCTGATTGACTTAGACCCCTACTTACTGTGGTATCGAACGCACGAGATAAAAAGACGCTGCCAGCGGCTGGATAGCCGTACGTCATGCCGATTGCGAATTGATATTCAGTGGTAGAAAGATTGTTTGTTTTACTGATGCCATAGATTGTTCGTTTATTAAGTGTTCCATTGCCACTTGCAAGCTGATAAACCTGTCCCGCTATCGTCGCGTTGCCGCTAACAATGTTGGCATTCAGCGGAAAATACAGGTCATTACCTACCGCCGAAACATCATTCGCCGTTAGCGTCACATTGCCAGTCCTGTTATTGAACGTACTGACACCGCCCGCTTGAGCCGACAGCATCCCATTGGCGTTGATCGTCAGGTTGTCGCCAACGATGATGCCGCCAAGTGTGCTATTAGTCGCGACGGGCAGAGCGTAGCTGTTGCCGGTCGTCTGTACGACAACCGTATTATTCGGCTGCTGCCTAACAATAACCTGATTGCTTGACGTCTGAACCGTCAGGCTGGTGCTGTTCGCTTGTCTGACAATAATATCAGCCATTAGCGGGTGACTTCCGGCGTGACAGTGAGCGTGCCATAAAGCAGCCGATCAACCGTCGTGTCAGGCTTGACTAACTCAAGATCATAGACATAGCTGCCAGCGGTCAGGTTGGCCGTTTGGGCGGCTGTCTGCTGCAAGGTGAAAGTACCGTTAGCCGCTGACGTGATCGTGATATTTCCGTTGGTTGTTGACAGGTCAAGTGTCGTATTGGCGGTATAAGCTGGCCGTGCCTGCATGCGGATGGTGTAGCCGGATAGGCTGATATTCGTGCCGTTAGCCGTTTGATACTGGATGGACTGCGACCAGGTGGCCCCTTGCTCGATTGTGAGGTTGCAATTACCGGCAGGCATTATTCAGCCTCACCTTCTGCTTGATCTTCTGCCGCCTCGGCTGGCGTGTCTCCGCCTTCGGCGGACTCGATTTCGGCATAGCCCATGATCTGCCGTGCCTCATTCAGCGATAACAGGCCGGATTGATACAAGGCCACGGCTCTATCTGACAAGGCTTTCGTGTCTGCGGCCAACTCTTCGATCTGGCTGGTGTCGAACCTGACTGTGAGCATGTTATCAGGCTGAGCAATCGCGCCGTCATAGCCGGTGGGCAATGTTCGCACCAGCCTTGTAAGCTGCATAGACAAGAGTTCCAAGAAAGGAATGATCGCATCGCGCCAGCTTGCCCGATTGGCTTCGATCAAGTTGCTGTAGGTTTTGCCAGTGTCCGGTTGTTTCAGCGACATTGGCGACCAGCCCAAGACACCGCAGACACGGGCCACGGCGATCTCGGTCATTTCCTGAACTGATAAATCTTTAGGGCTGAATCCCGGCGTTTTGATGTCGAGTTCGCCGCCCTTGAAAATCAAGGGCCTGCCGACGCCCTTACCAGACACCGCTCGCTTGATGTCAGACTGTAAGACTGCGATGTTGTCGCTGGTCATCATCTGCGCCCCCGTGCCGGTCAGACTGACCAGCCATGAAGGGACGCCGGAACGGCTCAAGATGGTTGTTTCATAGATCGCCGTGAGCTTGATCAGTGCCAACTCTGCCCGCACTGCTTCAAGCGGCGAGCGGCCCTTGGCGGCTGTTGTCGATGATTTGCCGACCCGGAAATGCAGCATCCGCTCGCGAGGTGTCGTGAACTGGAAGCCCCTGCCACCATCAAAGCCCACGAAAGGGTATTCGGTGATTTCGCCGATGGCCTGTCCGTATGTCGGCACTTGCAGCCAACTGTAGGGGATTGGCTGAAGCTCTCTGATCGTGCCGCCGGTCTGCGTGTCCCGGTCAGAGATGGCGGGTACGTAGGCGTTGCCATCTTCCAGCAACTGCTGATAAATGAACTCGACCAGCGTGCTTTCAGTTTCACCTGGTGCCGGTTCTTTCCAGATTTGCAGCAGCGGATGATCTACCGGCTGGAACCCGCCCTCTTCATCGTAGTAACCGACTTGCAAGGTGGCCTTGCAGGCGTTCCGCCGCATGGCCTCAATAGCGGCCCTGATAACGGGATTGTCGCAATAAGGCCGGGCAAGATTGGCGTAATCATCGCTCAGGGCGTTGATCACATCGACCGACCATGCCGACACGTCAATATCGGTAGTGTCAGCAGTCACGCCCGTGCGAAGTGCTTTCGAGCGGAGCCAGTTGAGTGGGTTGTAGTCAGGCATTTAGATTAAGAAAACCACTGAAAAGAGCCGTTTCTGCTGAGGTAGTTGAATGCATCTGCTGCTGCATCCACCTGGTCATCATGCTGACCGGTCGGGAAGCTGCAAAGCTCATCGATAAAGGCCCTGTTCCAATCGCCCCGCTCAAGCTCCACCAGGCCAGCTTCACAGGCTGCTGCGAACGGCATGGCCCGCACTTCTTTTGAGCCTGTTGGCCGGGCGGATACAGTCGCGAAGCCTGCCAGATTGATCTTATCCTGCTCGACTTGATCAACGCCCGCGGCACCGGGGTCTTGTGCCAAGTGGACGATTGTCTGAAGCCCGTCTATCTCGGCTGTCTGTCGCTGGATGGTTCGCCGTTGGGCTGGTGACCACTGACCTCTAACCACGTGACTGATTCTGTATCGATCACCGATTCGCTGCATTCTGACTCCGGCGGTGTAGTCACCCGCCCCCGGCGTCGCCGCTGTATCGTAAGCGCGGCAAGCCAGCCCTGAGCTATTGCCCCCGTCACTAATAGGCAGCCAATCGTGACGGAAGAAGCCACCCGATCTAGGAGAAGGTCGTTGTTGATAGAGAGCAGAAAAAGCATAAGAGCCAATGGCCTTCTTGATTCTGTCAAAGTCTTGGACGTTGTAACGATCTGGCCAGAGTGCCGCCCCCGGCTCCCTGCCGAGCGTATCACCTTCTTCGGCAATCGCTGGCAGGCTCACCACGTCCCACCGTTCACCGCCGTTGTTTGCTTCTTCCAGTAACTGGCCTGCAAGG